TTAAAAGATGACCGCATGGGCGACATTGAGCTTCTTGTAAGAGACGCTTTGTCAATTAATCGGAATCTAGATTTAGGTCAGACTTATTTCTCGGAACTACAGTCTCGATTTGAGAGAAGCTTCCAAGAAGATAATAATTATAAGTTTAGGACTGTCCTTGATACCTTAAACAGAGAACTTGAAGGAGGTCTAGGCGAGAAAGAGATGGCTATGGTAGTGGCTCCTCCAGGAGTAGGCAAGAGTATTTACCTAGTTAATCAAGGTGTCCAAGCGTTAATGCAAAATAAGAAAGTGCTTTACATTTCCTTGGAGATGTCAGAAGATCGTATCGCTCAACGCTTTGATTCCATCATGACACTCGTTCCTCAGAAGCAGTTAAAGGCGAGCTTTACGAAGGTACAGAAAAGACTAGACTTGTTCAAGGAGAAGTTTCCCGAAAGCCAGTTAATGATCAAGGAGTTTCCTACGGGACTAGCCGACATCAACAGCATTAGGTCGCTGCTCGTACAGCTTCATAACTATGAGGAGTTTAGTCCTGATGTTTTGATCATTGATTACCTAGAACTTCTTCGACCTACACGGGAAGGCATGGCTGAGTATCAAGCACAGCAAAGAATTGCAGAGGAGTTGCGTGGGTTAGCCGTTGAGTCCAACTTTCTTGTTTGGACTGCAACCCAAACCAATAGGCAAGGACGATCAGTAAAACTTATTACGGATGCGGAACTAGCGGACGCATACGGAAAAATCAGAACCTGCGATTACGCTATCTCGCTTAACCAAACAGAAGAGGAGTTCGATGATGGGCAGATGAGATGCTATGTCATGAAGTCTAGAAACGGAAAGCAGAGGTTTGTTGTCCCAGTATCAATTGATTACAGCACCTTAACTATATCGGAGGCCGACCCATATGACTCAGAAGACTAAGCACATATACGATACTATAAAAGATAATCCTGATCTTCAAACTGTTGATGTGGGTTGGGCTGTATTTAAGATTGTCTTCAAGAAAGGGTTAAAATCAGGATCCACAAATTGTTGGGGAACTTGTGATTTTGATACTTATGAGATTCACTTAGAAGAGAAGATTGGAGATGCCCCCGCAAGAGAAACTCTTTTCCATGAGATTTGTCATGGTTATTTAGAGCTTTGTGGCATGGGAGGCGAAGGTGAAGGAGAAGATGAAGAATATGTGTACGCTTCTAACGAGCGTGTGACTATAACAATATCCCGAGCAGTCATGATGTTTGCTCGATTGAACCCAGAACTAGCCAAGGAGCTATTATGCCTAAAGTAGATATAAATGAAATCGTTGATAACCTGGACATGGAGACCTACAATACAATCTGTAACAGTATTACTAAGATTGACAGGACGAACATGGATGTTGAGCTTTCTAGACACGCAAGCCACTATTCGTACTATTCCGCTATGCAAGATCTAGGCAAGCGCAAGCTAGATGACGCTAACTTAGAGCTTACGATATACACCGCGCAAACTAGAAAAGAAAGGACAGAGGAGAGCAGCGGCTTCGCCAAGAAGCCTACTGCAAAAGACCTCGATGATTATGTCCTCTCTACTGAGGGCTATCGCCGCTTGGCGTTGAAGGTGAACGAGTTAACTTTGAAGTATAATATGCTTAGAAGCCTTGTTCAATCGCTAGGACAGAAGAAGGATCTGCTCGTTCAACTGTCTGCAAATATGAGAGCAGAAAAAAACATTTACAGTTAACATAATTGAGGCGAGATGCCTATAATACTATTCACAGCTTAACCAACTACAAGGAGTTTACAAATGGCTATTGATTTAGATAAAATTAAGGAAATCCACGCTAACCTTTCAGGAAAAGGCACTGGTGGTGGTGGAATGTCTGATACATTCCTAAAGATTGAGGATGGCACAAACTCTGTGCGAATCCTGCCTCCCAAGGAGGAGGATCAGGACTTTTACGCAATGACAAAATTGCACCGTGTCCCCCAGCAGGACGGAACGGTCAAGAATATTCATTGCCGTCAGGTTCATGGGGAGCAATGCCCCATTTGCAATCTGTATTACTCTCTTTGGAAAGAACCCACCAAAGACGAAACCCTCGCTCGACAGATCAAAGGTAGGGATCGTTACTACATGAATGTCGTTGACCGTGAAAGCGGTGAGGTAAAGATTCTGTCGGTTGGCATTATCCTCTTTAAGAAGATTATTGCTGCAATGGTTGATCCTGATTATGGGGATATCACCGATGTAGAGGAAGGACACGACTTCAAGATCATTAAGATCATGGAAGGGCAGTGGCCTAAGTATGATCAATCTGCTCCCCGTCCCAAGTCTACCCCTGCGGGTAGTGGCAAGGAGATTGCGGGGTGGATGGACTCTCTTCACGATATCCAGTCTCTTGTGAAACTGGAAGATTACGAAGAGCTTAAGCAGATCGCAGAAAGCATCAATCCTTTTGCTGCTGTCGAAAGGTCTGCTGGTGACATCAACCGTTCTAACACAGAGGTTGGTGATGATGATTACATGGAGAAACTACAATCATGAAAAATATTATTTTACCTGCCGCTTTTGCGGTGCTTCTTGGAACGGGCTTGATGTCTTGTTCTATGGTCGAGGGCGTAATGGGAGAAGGCACAGCCGATTCTCCTGGGGGCTTCCTTGACACTCTTTGGACTCTATTAAAGGGTTTCCTTCCTAGCCTCGCTGCTTGGGAAGGAGGATGCTCTCTCTTCAGTCCTAGAAAAAGGCAGCACTATTCTAACATGGTGATGGCTATTGTTCCTATGAACAAGAACATGGAGTTTGGAGACGCTATCAAGTCTTTGGGTTCTGGTCTTGGTCTTGCCCACTCATCAGACGCTAGTAAAGCGGCTAATGATCTTGAGGTAACCGCTAAAAAAGTTGAAGCCGCAAAACCTGCGAAAAAAGCTTAAGAAGCAAAAAGGAATGTCTATAATATGAGGAGCCAAAAGGCTCCTCATATTTTTTTATAACCATGGATAAACTAAAGATTCTGTGCTGCCCTGCTAATGATGGCGGGTGTAGCTACTATAGAGCGTGGGCTCCTTTCGCTAAATTACAGGAGCAGTTCCCAGACTTAATCGAGCTTCGATTTAATAAAAATCCCTTAGGGATCAATGAAGAGAAAATGGAGTTCGATCCTGAGTGGGGTCATGATGACATTAAGTGGGCAGACATTGTGATGACTCAGAACATCGCAAACTGGGGTGGACCTTATACCGCTAGAGTAATTGGCATTGCCAGAGAGTACGGTAAGTTTGTTCACTATGACACAGATGATTTGCTGACCAACCTTTATGAAGGTCACAGATTAAAACAACTTTACAAGGAGAAGGGCTTAGAGGAAATAACTAAGTTTATTTATCAAAACTCAGATCTTGTAACAGTAACACAAAGAAAGTTTGCTCACAGAGTAAGAGAATATTGTGGCGGGGTTCTTGCAGTCGTAAAGAATGCGATTGATTATAATTTAGAGAACTGGAACCATCAGTGGGTTGCCCCAAGGAAAAAGAAGCTAGTGCGCGTTGGTTGGGCTGGAGGCATTCATCACGAAGAAGATGTGAAGGAGTTTGCAGGTGTACCCAATCTTGTTAACCAGAGAGTAGGGAGAGAAAATGTTGAGTGGCATTTCTTTGGTCGCCCACCCGCAGGACAAGGCAAGCAGGAAGACTGGCAGTATGATGTTTGGAAAAACTACGAAAGAACTCTTATGAAAGGCTTCAAGGGGCATAAGAATTATTATATTCATGACGCCCTCCCTACGGACAAATATGGAATTATCTTTGCTCATATGGATATAGCTATCGCACCTTTGCAGATGAACGACTTCAACGACTCTAAATCAGAGATCAAGGTTGCAGAGTGCGGAAGGTATAAAGTTCCTCTTATTGCATCAAATGTTGGATGTTATGATGAGACAATTGTTAATGGGAAGACTGGGTATCTAGTGGATGCCAATGCCTCGAAAGCCGAGTGGGCAAAAGTTCTTACAAATGTTATCAAGAATAAGCCTTTGATTCGAAAAATGGGCGAGAACCTTCACCAAATAACAGAAGAGTATTTTGATTTGAATAAGGTTGCGAGACAGAGGATACAATTATATAAAGACGCTTTTGAGCTTAGGGGTTACCCAGAGCTATTGAAAAAGCTGGAGGCGTTTGATGGCTGAAAATCACATAAAAATTATTAGCGGGTGGTCCAACCCTGGAGGATCAACTGTGGCTCATATCAATCTTTGTAACCTGTTTAATGATAATGGGTTTACCTGCACCTACTACGGACCCCATGATTGGCACTTAGATAAGTGTCGAGCCTCCTCTTTAGATGCGGGGCTTTCGTTTGATCCTGATGACATTGTAATAACGCATTTTATTAGACCTAGTGGGGTCATGAAAGGCAACTGTAAAAAGTCTGTTCTTAGTTGCCATGAAACAAATATGTATCCCCTTAAGCAATTTGCCAAGGAAGGTAAGCTAAAGTTTAGTAACTATGATTTCATTCACTTTGTTTCCGATTCGCAAAGACTTTGGCATCGAGCCTTCCACCCCTACGAGGTAATCCCTAATGTTATCTCTGAGTTGAAAGAAGCTCCAAAAGGCTTAGATACTGTGGGAATTATCGGCAGCATAGACCCGCACAAGCAAACTCACCTCTCTATCGCACGGGCAGTAAAAGACGGACACACAAAGATT